TACTAATTGTTGATCAACATCAGTCTTCTCATCAATATCAATGATGAGTGCTTCTGGTGTTGGTGTTGTTTGATACTTTAAGAAATAATCTCTTATTTCTTTAAATAGAAATTCCTCGTCCCTTTCAGAAAAAAATTCTGATTTTATGTAAGGGAGAGTCTTTCTAGTGAATTCTTCATTCTGTATCAGATTCTTGAGTATCGTCTGTTCTAGTCTGGTTGCCATATTTAAATTCTTTTTTCGCTGCTTCGTCTAATTGTGTAAGTACTTCTTCTGTGAAATACTTCTCTGGATTGTTGTTAATAGTTTTACCAAATTGTGTTGTACCGTCAGGTAATTCTATTCTTGTTGATGATTGTTTAAAGACACCATACTTGACTGCTAGTTCTAACAATCCATAGTATCTATCTAAACCTGTTTCGTATGATAACATTACATCTACCATTTTGTTCTCAATAGTAAGTCTTGATTTCTCATTCTTACAATGAACAATATTTCCAATAACATCTTTTCCGTCTTTCTCTTTTTTCTTAGACAAGAATATAATTGATGATGCAGCGTATTTAAGACCTGATCCTCCACCCATTACTTTCTTTGCGAATAGTCCCATTTCATCATAAGTATGATTTGTTACAATTAACGGAACTCCTGCTCTACCTAATTTAAGAGTTAACACTCTGAATGTACCTTTGACTAACTGTGCTCTAGTCATATCTTTAGTCTCTGCTCCAGATGCTGTATCATCAATCTCTTTAGTTGTTGACAACATACCTAATGAATCAAGTACAAAACACATCTTCATGTCTGACTTGTCTTTAATATATTGATCAAGAATCTTAATAGATTGAGTTCTAAACTCTTGAATTGTTGTTACAGGAACGATCACGATTCTTGAAGAATCAATTCCTCTTTCCTCGATCATGTCTTTTGTGATTGCACTTTCTGATTCGAAATAGATAACCGCTGAATCGGGATTATCTTGTAAGAATTGTTTACACATTCCAAGTGCGAAGAATGTTTTACCTGTCGCTGATTCACCTGCTAATGCTGTGATCTTATTGTTCGGTAATCCATCGTGTATTGAACCAGATAATAAAGCGTTAAAGATATACGAACCTGTGTCAATATAACCACTGACATCTGCTGCTTGTACTCCGTCTTCTACAATAGAAGCGAACTCATTACCTGTTGTTTTTACTAAGTTTTTCAAATAACTCATAATTTATCTCCATAATTTAACTGTTTCTTTCTTTTCTTCTCATAGCTTTTAAACTATTATCATAATCTATATGTTGTCTTATTTCTTTTTTCCAAGATTGGATTTCCATGTGAACAAGACCCAACATGAACCATGTCACTAAATGAAGTGACAAAAAGAGTAATTGAATTTCAGTCATATATCTATTATACTACCGTTTCGGTATCTGTCAAGTTTTTCATATCTCTACCCAAAAAATGATTCTAGTGTACTTACTGGTTCAGTAGTCCACCCTATCTTGTCTAATATCACACCCAAAGGTTCAACAAATGATTTCTGAAATTGTAAATCATAATCAATATATTGTTCAAGTTCGAACTCTTTCGGTAACGCTGAGACAAATGAAATAACATTCTCATTCATAATATTAGGTAATTTCATGTAACAAAATTTAATCTTCTCACCATTCTGTATCACAGGATATTTTTTGTCTATATTGTATTTATACAAATAATTATTATAAAGTAGTGATCCTCTCACATGAATTGGTGTTCCTTTATTATATATCGAAGCTGCGTTGTAATATTTCTTGATATCACTCACTCCTCGAGGAAATGAAACTTCTTCTATCGGTAATTTACTAAATTCTAATCTTGATGATTCAATAAATTCATGTACATCATTCTCTGTACCATTCATCAATGTACGAATACCTTCTTCTAGTTTTTTTCTACACCACATTGGTGTTGAAGACTTCGCTGTCTCGATACCCATCATTTTTAGTTTCGGTGTATTGTATCGAACACCTTCTGAGTCATGTACATTAAGTATATATCTTTTCTTTGCTGTCCAAATACCTTTGTCTGCTATGACTTCTCGACCCATTTCCATTTTATTCTGATAAGCATTCATATATGATGATAGTTCTTCATAGTTAGAATTAATCATAGGCTCAAGTTTCTCTTTCGCGATTGTATCTAAGAAGTCTACAGGGTTCTTTGGTTTGACTCTTTCAACTAAATCTTCGAATGTGACATAGATTGAATCTGTATCAATTGCGACTACATAGTCTTTATCAGTCTCAAGTAGTTTGTTTAGAAACTGATTAACAGCTCTTTCAACCCACTTGATACTTAACTGACCTGATGTAGTAATACCTTCGGCGATCTCTCTGTTAAAGTATCTGAAGTACTGATTACCTAAAGCACCATAACAACTGTTAAGTGAAATCTTTCTCACCATCTGATTGTTGTTGTACTTGACAATCTCGTACTCACACTCCTTTCTTTTAACTAAATCATTCTTGTCAATCGTTTCAAGTTCTTTCTGTTTTTCAATCATTTTGTTTTTAAACAAGACTCTTTGATCATACATTTCTTCTAAGAGTTCTGGTAAGAACCCTTGTTTATCAGTTCTGAATAGTGCACCATTCGGTGTAACTGTTGTGTTAGTCAACATACTAGTATCGACTTCACCTTCTAATAACTTTGCAACACTAATATCTTGATTAAATATCTTTCTCTGATATGTATCAGGACTCATATTGTATTGCATGATGAGATGTGGATACAGACTGTTCAAGTCAAAAGACATAACCCATTTGTGTTGTCCTACTTGTGGTTCTTTCACATAAGCACCAACGATTCTAGAATCTTGTGATAACTTCTTCGGTGGTGGAACCACACCTCGTTTCTTTAAGAAGTTGTAGATAATTAAATCCCAATATCTTACTGACCCAAATACATCTTCATAGTTACACTTTGCTTGATAAGCCATAGTGATAACTAACTCCATAAGTTGTAGTTTATCGTCTAATTGTTCGACTAGTTCTGTATCTCTGATATTATAATCTAAGAACTTTTGATAATCATTTCTATAGAATAGATGCATCGCTCCGAACTCTGAGTAATCAATTTTTCTCTTACCAAGTTCTACTTCTGCGATATGATCTAATCGATATGTCTCTCTTGTTTTGTATGTGAATTTCTTGTACATTTCAAGATAGTCGAGAATCGCTACACCAGATATATTGTATGAGATCATTTTCTTTTGACCCATGTACAACCATTCTCTGGATGTAATTAATTCGTGAGGTGATAACTTCTTAACTGTATCCCAGTCAAAGAGTTTCCAGATACGATTGACTAGATAAGCAATGTCGAATGTCTCAACATTCCAACCAGTCACAACATCAGGTTCTAATTCATCCCATATTCTCATGAACTCTAAGAGTAGTTCTTTTTCGTGTCGTGTCTTATGATAGATCACATTCGGATCATCATTCTTGTAATCAAAGTTATCAATACCGATAACATGAGTTTCCTTGTGACCAAAAAGTTTCATAGTGATCGCGTTGACTCTTTCTTCTGCTACAGTCGGTTCGGGAAACCCACCTTCACACTCACACTCAATATCAATGTTGAGAATATTAATACTCTTAATGTCAAATTCTATATCTGAAGGATATGTCTCTGCTATGTAAGTATACTCCCATTGTTCAAGTCCATGAATATCAATACCCGTATTGTCGTATTGTTTCTTCCAATGTCTTGCGTGACTTGGTGAACCAAACTTCTTTGATTGTAAGTATTCACCAGCTATTGATTTATGTGGTGTTTGTTTATTTGTAGGAATATAAAGAGTTGGTTCATATTTCAATCTCTTGATGTACTTCTCTCCATTCTTCACACCTTTCGCAAGTATGAAATCTTTATATCGTTGTATGTTTGTGTAATAATGCATAATGTAATTTTTGTGTATAATCTATTATACTATAGAAACGCCATAGTGTCTATACCATTCTGGCTTC